CAACGGAATGCAGACCCATAACGCGAAAGCCTGCCTCGATGTAGTCAGTAAGATTAGCCATTTATTGTGTTCTCTTTATCCATAGGTTTTTATTTGATTTATCTAAATCGGCCTTGGTTCTGAATTTTCTATCTTTAAAAAGAAACTGGATAGTGCCAGATATAGCGGGGCGGCTTTTACCGTGAACATCTACATATTTAACTTCACCAACGGCTAAGTATTGCAATTCTTGCCGCAGGTATTCGCTAAAGTTTTGTTTATAAAGTGGTGCTTCAAATGGGTTTTCCATAATCTTATAGCCTTTTTAAATAAGTTTTATTTGCTTTGAATCAGATAGATTTTTTTCAGCTTTCAAAATCTTTGTAAGATCGCTTTCTATTGGAGAAAATCCCAAAGACTTAAATTGAAGATCGTTTTTCAAAATAGCCATTGCTATTGATTTGTAAGATGGCGCTCTACATGACTTTGAAATACCTTCTGGTATCTCGTCTGGTATTCCGTCAGAGTAGCATCTCGACTCCCAAACCTTGATATAATCCTTTGCTCTCTGCGTACAGTTTTTCCCAACTTTGAATTGCGGCTTCTGCTTGATTGTTTGCCAGTAGTTGCTGCTCATAACTTAAATATCCCCATGCTTTTCTAGTTATATCTTCAGGGCAGCCAAGCGCAAGCGCGCAAGCCGCGTGACCTATCCATGCCTTTTTATTAATCATGTTGTCTGTAAGAGCGTTCTCGCAACTTGCAGGCCACTCTTTTGCTACCCTCATCATGTATTCGCCATAAGCGATATGGTTCGAGGTAAATTCTATTGCTTTATTTAGCATAGCATTTTTGTTTTTTGCTTTACCCCACATATTATGCTCAACCTCTTCCCAGTCGCTTATTTTTCTATAAACTCTATTAAGCTTCACTTTCTGCATCCCAACTGTCTGAAAAGTCTTGGTTTTGGAATAATGCTGCAACACCAGTGATTTGCTTCAATCTTAAAAGCTCATCTTTTGACATTCCTATATGCTTACATATCCAAGCATCACCCTTACCCATTTCTACAAGCTCTGAAACTATAGTGCTCATTAGCTCGACATTGTGGCTACCTCTAGCCCGATTATGCCTTATTGTCGATGCCATTCTGTCGTGCATTTCTTTTTTAAGGACAACTACAGGCAACATGCCCTTTTCTCTTTCTTTTATTCTTTTGCTGTTTTTAAGAGTTAAAAATCTATGAAAACCGTCTATTACAACATATTTATCATTTTCGCTATCGTAAACAGTAACCACTGGTTGAGTGTAACCATCTTCCCATATAGATGTTTCTAGTAGTGCCATTTCTGGAGGGGCAACACTGTTTGGGTTGTAATCGTTAGCTGTAACCTTATCAATAGGTATGCTTCTAACATCGTAAACTGGAGATATAGTGTTTGCCGCGTAACTACCATCTTTTTGATGTGTTTCGCAGCCAGTAAGAGGCGGGTTAAATACACATATTAAAACAGTTTCTTCATGAGCTTCAAAAATGTGAGGGTCATTGCTATCTAAAACATAAGTTGTATCTGCAACTATCTCGTACTCTTTGTTAGTTTTCGTATCGGTTAGGGTTGCTTTTCCCGAAACACAATAACAGCTCTCTAAATGGTTTTTATAGTGCTGAAACTGCTTACCAGCCTCTGGGCTTATGACGGTTTTAGTCATTGTGTACCCCATGTTATCACTATCAAGAAGTATCCTATGACTTACTCCTGCATGAAACTCAACGCTTCTAGCCTCTGGAAGATCCTTTATATTGATTATTTTCATTTTTTCTCTCCAATTGTTTTGTATTTTCTTTGTATTACTTTTTGCCTAGTCATCTGCTCTTTTGTCGGAGCAAGTCCTAAGTATTTACAGGTGTGGTCGTTCTTTAATATGGTTATTGCAAATCTTTTCCAGCTTGTAACATCGCTATTATTTCCTTTTAATCCGTCAAGATGGTCTGGCGGTATCTTTATAATTACCCTCTTTAGTTTATTTTTACCATGTGGGCTTAATCCATTTATTTTAAATCTAATTCCATTTTCTTTTAAGTCTTGGATAACATCATCTCTCAATCCCCGACCCACTCGCCCCCAAAACTTTATAGACTGAATGAATCGTGTTTTAAAATTTTCAGAAGAGCTTTCTGGCAAAGTATCTAATAAAAACTTAACAAAGCTTTTCCATGTATGTCCATCTGGTAGATCAAACGTGCTGTAATTTAACTGCTTTCCGTAAGTTGCTATAAAATTTGCCCCAGAAACTCTAGCGCAAAGCCTTGCCCATACGTGTCCGTCTATAACCCTATAAAGATTTAGACTTGATTTTGACTCGCTCATAAAAGGGCTTGCTACTCTCATTTTTTCGACAGGAACGCCAGCCATGTAAAAAGTATCGTAAAGCTTGTTGTAATCCCACTCAAACTTAGCGCAAGCAATCCAAACATCTCTAGTTTTCCAATCGTATATTGGGTAACAGTTATACACATTTTCACTGTTCTTTTTTGTCCAGTGCATTCCTTTTGCGGTAGTTTTTTCATCATTCATGATAGCCCTGTATCTGTTTAGGCTTTCTTGAGTCCTTATTCCGATTAGGTTTGCTGTAGGCTTTCCTTGACCATACCATTCTGCAAACATATCCCAAAAATGGTCGTACTGCATATTCTCTTCAAAGGCATCGCCAAAAGGGTGATTGTCTATATTTACTATATATTCATCCTCTGGCATGGGTCTTATCCACCGATGCTTATCCCCTTCACCCCAGCATTGCCAATCTATCTCGTAAGCGGAAACAGTGCATGGCAGAGTTACAGGCATACAGCACCAATAAACATCAAGATATTCTATATTGTCTCTAATTATTCGATGCATAAACTCTAAAGACATTTCGTAGTTGGCTTCATTATCTAAAATTTGAATACCAATTTTTCTTTCTATACCTCTTTCCTTCATGTAGTCAATTACAAGATTAAGCATGACACCAGAATCTTTACCACCAGAAAAAGATAGGTAAATTCTTTCAAAATTATCAAATATAAAATCAAGCCTCTCAATGGAAGCGTCAAATACATTTTTTTCCTTATAAACTCTTATTGACATAAAGCACCTTTGGTTGTTATTTATTTAATAAAGCCACTATATATATATTTTTAACGATTGTACAATTTATTTGTATTATAGTTGATTGAGGCAATATACGTTTTGGTTATTATAGATGGTGGTTATATCACTGGCGCGGAATATATGTTTTGTGAATAGTTGTTTTGTACGTTTTTTGTACAATTCTTTAAAATATGGTTTATAAATATGGAATCAATATTATTGGAAAGCTAGCTATAGCACCATTCTTGGTTATAAATACAGTAATACAGTAATATGAGTTATAGAGAGATAAATAAAAAAAGATCGGGAGGGGTAGAGAGATTTTTTTCTTTTCATAGATATAATAATATCTATATATATATTACTGTATTTATGTATTTAAAACCCTCTAAGCCACGCTGCGTATAGCTCTCCAAAAATATGGATTTTTTTCACCCAACTCATATTTTTAAAAAAAACCGTATTTATGGAATAAGTTACCTTTGGTTGCTGTTTGTGGTAAATTAACAATAACTTTTGGTCAACTGGGTTGGTCAATAAAACTTTTTAGTCTGGGGCTAAAATTATGGCAGGTGGTAGACCTACGAAATACAAAGAAAAATATGCCGAAATGCTTATTGATTTTTTCGCTGGCGGTAGCGTTGACTTTGAAAACCTAAATGGGCGCGAGCCTGTTGTTGGTCGATTTCCAACGCTTGCTAGATTTGCGCTAAACATCGGAACGCATACCGATACTATTGCAAATTGGGCTAATGCAGAGAACGAAGATGGCACGAAGAAGCACCCAGAGTTTTTCAGTGCTTATAAGGCCGCAAAGAACTATCAGGAGGCTTTTATCTATGAAGGCGCGATGGCAGGAGCGATTAACCCAACGTTCGCTATATGGTCAGCCAAGGCCATTTTACGCCATCGTGACAATGACGAATCAGAAAAGCCAGATGCTAAATCTGTACAAGTCGTTATTGTTAAGGATTAGCCTTGACCACAATGGAGCAGCGTAGTTTAAAACTATTACCGCATCAGTATGAGGTTGTGACCGATACAACCACTAAGGTTTTAGGTTTGGT